CTCGTCCGCCAGTTAATTCTCTGAAATGAGTATTTGTAGCGCATTCACTTTCCTCATATTGAAAACTAATATTTTTATATAGCTTAAATCTGTCAATTTTTATGCTTTCAATATCTGTGTATTTTGTGATGTCTACAATAGCACCTTTTTGATACCAATCGTCCAAAGGCTCAATTTGGTAAACATCCTTAGCAGTTCCGTAACAAGTTAAATTAAACATCTGTAAAACCCCTTTAAAGAAGTCGACAACCTTCATGTCTGGCACATAATTTAAAACGCTTATTGTTGCCGTTGTAGATACTGATCCAGTGCCAGTAAATTGATTTACGCAAATGTCTGTTCCGCCACTATAAAAATACGTTGCACTTTGCTTATATTGAACAATGAAAACGCCGGTCATGGGTGCAGTGGATCGAATAAAAAACTTAAATTCTCGTGATGTATTTAAGCTATCGTTGCTCCTTTGAATCTGCAATGCACTGCTTGAACTAACGTCATAAGAATGTATTAAACTTCCGTTTTCATATACGTCAATGTAAGCATCAACTCCAACCGTTGCATTTGTTAGTGATAAATTTATAATATGTTTAGCACCGACATAAGTTCCGCCACCAGATGTAACTGTCGGAAAGGTAACAGATGGAACATATTGAGAAAGTGTTAAAGTATTATTTGTCAAATCGAAATAATCGGATGCTAGTAGTGAGGTGTTATTGTTAAATGCAAATGCACTTGCCTCTGAGATGTCTATGAGCAACGGCTTAGTATTGAACGTAAATGTTTCTGCATTTTGACAATACAAATATGCTTTTCTGAATCTGTCGTTATTTAAAAATCCTCCGTTGAATGTTAAACTATATTCAGTTTGTATGACATTGAATATTTGATAAACTGCTATCGCTGGAAACAGCTCATTGTAAACTATTGATCCACTTGCTCCATGACTGATGTCGGTACTTGCTCCATCTCCATAAGTTAAATTTCTGCCAACTATTAAAGGAAAACGAATTGCATATTCTGTGGCATCGTCAGTGATTCTCTGACTGACTTGTGCAAATGTATACGACATGTCTGTAGCGGATAAATTAGTAATATCAGCTAAAGTTGATTCGCCAAAAATATCTTTTAAACTTGCAACTTCGCCATAGAATGTAATGGTGTAACTCTCTGCTCTATTGTTTTTTACTTCTGCTTTTTCCAGACTTATTTTGCCTCGTCTGAATGTACTTAAATCTATTTCGATTAAAGCATCTCTGCGAGCATTAAAATCAATTGAAGCCGTTAAATCATTCTCATAAAAATACTCTAAGATGCTGTTGTTATTTGGAGTGGCTGGTACAGTAAATGATTGACTAAAGTCAGAGAATACTTTGCTTATGTCTTGGACATTTTGCTGAATGGATGTAACATTGATTTGCTCATCTTTGAACAGATCCAGTAATTGTCCCTCAATATAAACTTGTACGTTTCTCATTATAGCACGTTTTGAATAATGTCATAACTAAATTCAAACTCCATTGTGTAGTTAATCATTCCAGTATTAATAGCTTTTTGTTTCTCTAAATTTTTGGTTTTTACAATAACTGGTTTGTATGCGTATGCACCAGTATATCCGAAATCTAATAGCATTACTTTTTGACTGAGAATTAACTCCTCTAAATACTCTGCATAGCCATCGTTTACCCATCCAGTATTTAGCTTTATTGTTTCTGTTCCAGAGGTGTTAAACTCGCTCATTTGACCAGCATTAGCAGTACTTGGTAATGTAGATGGGTTGTGCTTAAAGCTACTTGTTTTAGCAGTTACCTTTCTTGAATTAGCTTTCATAAAAAATACCCTTGCCCAGCTTCCGTATTTATTGATAAAGTCAATCTGTACTGGGCTATATTTGGGTTCGCATTCATTTACAAATCTGCCAGTCCATCTGACTGCAGAGCCACCGCCTAAAAATTCGACCTTGTTGCCGTCAGCCAAATAATCTTCATATACTCGTACAAATGTTTTAATACCTCCAGCCGATGCCGTAACAGTATGAGTAGCACCAGTTCTTAAATTAGTGTATCTAATTGCATCTGCCGCTTCGAGATCAACGTCAAATGTACCAGCCATATTTTGAGCAGCACTTACTGCAACGCTTGAATCGTAATGGTATATGTATGTTCCCTCATTTAAAAAGACTGTGCTTGTGATTGAAGCATTGTATCCATAGTATTCTGCATAGCCATCCATGAAATCACCAGTTACTGTGCTTAATAATGTAAAAGTACCGCCTACATTTTTGTACCTTTTGATAGCATAATTGACTTTAAAATTTGTACTGATGTCTTGGTCATAAACATTATATAAATTCTGCCAACTCGTGAATGTAAAATACTCTCTGACATAAGGCGAAATATTATAATACATCTTAGCATTATTTGAAGCTGGTAATAACTTGTCTAAGGTATATTGAGGGTTAGCTGGTTGGCTTCCAGTATTCCACAGAAAGAGTTCAATCTTGGAGCCAGTTGCTCCAGTTACTCCAGTTAAATCAATTTCATTTATAAATGGTGATCGTGCTAAATTCATTTGTTAAATTCTTTAAAACTGTTATCGGTTATTTGACTGTACAGATTAGCCAGATCAAGTCCGAATTTTTCGAGCAACTCTGGTGGTAATCTTTTAAAATGCTTTTCAAATGGCTTCGTAAAAAACATGCTTGGCTTTATTCCATCTTTAAATACGCTTCGTGCTATTAAAAAATTTAAAGTTTTCCTTTTAAGAAATCTGCCTTTTTTATCTCTGGGTGCTATTCCTTTTTGCACATTCCACTTGTCAAACGCTGAGGGCGGTGGCATACCCTTTAAGCTTCCGGCTCCACCTCTGCGAGTATATCTGTAACCGCTTAGACTCTTGCCACTTTCAACTCCCTTAACTCCTCTGTCTTGAAATATGCCGTAATTAGCCATCTCAAAGTTGACCTCAATGCTGTTTTTAGATTCTTTGACTTTAGCTCTTATGCTATTCTTTAAATTACCGGACGTGCTTTTATTGCCTAAATTCTTTTTAGCCTCATTAATAACTTTGTTTTTAAAGTCATTTAATACATCTTGTATGCTGTCCATTTCAGCCATTAGCAGATAGTCATGTCATTACCGATTAATATGTCGCAACTCATTGTGAATCCTCCGAGCTTGTTTTCAAACCTTTCTGTGAATGGCTCACAATTGGGGTTGCCATCTATTTGAAATTTGTCTGTATACAATGTACCTCTGCGTAACAACTCATAACATCTGTTAAGCACTAATAACTGTGTATTTAGCACATATAGCTCGTTATCGTTTCCATCGAACTTGTTAGCACTTTCCTTTTTTGATATGTCAGTAATATCCATTGCTAAAATTGAAATACTGAATCGTATTACGTTCTCCTCAAATGTTACGTTATTTACAATGAGGTGCACTAGTGGGAAAATAGTCTGCTTGTCCAGATCAACGTCAAAGATGTCGCCTTGCGTAACGGTGTTCACAATTGGATCAGCCTCAAAATGTGCTTTTAGTTTGTCTATAATATCAAAGTAATTCATCGTCTCATTTGTTGTTTAATTTCGTTTGCTTCGATTTGGTTTTTTTGTTTTTCGAACGTGAGATAGGTGAGACATTTAGTAAGTCTGTATTTGCTAATGATGTCAAGCTTGGTAATATCTCCTTTAGCAAGTGCATAGAAGCTATGGTACCATCCCCAGCTTCTGCCGAAATTTGCACGTTCGCTATATTGCTGGAACTCATCATCGTCTTCATCTCTTTCTGTAAATAGCTGAGAGTAAGATTGAGTAATTCGTTGCCTAAAGTCAAAAAAAAAAGTGAGCTACTAATTGCTACATCCAAAGGAGCAAACTTCATTAGCTCTTGCATGTCTTCATTTGGTTCGTAATCTCTAATCGAATAATTGTAGCCTTTCTTTTCAGTGATAGGTCGATACATGACCGCCATAGCCTTGTGATATGTTTTCCAATTCTGCAGATGGTTTTCGAGGTCCACATATTCCCCAAAAGTAATCTCATCTAATTTAGGTATAAATCCAAATTCGATGTTTTTAATTTTGAACTGTCTTATTAGCTTTGGTTTGTCCTTAAATACATTGCCAAAATGCTTAATCAATTTATTTAAATCCGTCATTTTAATGTTACGAGTTTCTGATAATTTAATACCGCAAAATATCTGGATCATTTTTTGAGCAATAAATTCATCGTCATTGGATGCTTCTTTCATCTCAATAAACTCTTGGTATCTGCTTAATGGAATCTCGCTTAGCGAAGTAGGAAGTAATAAGTCTATGTTCATCTCTTTTATATAACCTTTAAATAATAAATATGTAGTAACCTATATTATAGAATATTTGCCGTAGCTTTTATTTAATCCCAGCGTTTCAATCTCATGATAGCGAACGGCATCCAAACCATGATTGTACTCGCCTATAGGTTTATTGAGTTTTTTTCCGCTTTTATCTGAGTCCCAGCAATACGATCTAAGCTCTTTAATTAAATTAGTGCTGTCTTTCGTTACCAGATAGTCTTGCCTCTGCATAACGTCTATGCCATAACTGATGCTGTCCTTTCCTTTTGCCGCTCCTTTGATCAATACGCCATTTTTTTCTCTTCTGATCTCTTCAATACTTTTTGGCTCAGCACTATCTGCAAATATCGGTACTTCAGTAGGTAGGATTTTAGCAATATCACTGTTGACCATTTTAGTCTGGTATGCCAATTCATTCAATATCCTTTGGTCATTGTATTTGTATATCTCTATTATCGCAGTAGGGTCAGCACTGTAACCAAAATCCAGACCGATGCCAATCAGTCTTGCTTCACTTGGTATTTTATCAATGATCTTATAGTTAGTAAAAACCGCTCCTTGTAATTGACCTATCTGTCCCTCGCCATAAACACGCCACCAGTTCGCCCAATAGGTACTTGTCTTTCCTTTTAAGCGATTCTTTTCAATCTGTTGGACAATACCATCGTCAAGTCCTTCATTGTCCTTGTAGGTCAAAATAATAAAATCAGCATCTGCATCATTCTTTAATTCGGTATGTACCCAGAACTCGTTGCTTGGGTTGTAGTCAAGGTATACCTCTTTCTTTGTCCTTATTGACAGCTCATTATAAGAATCAAACGTAATATTATTGCACTCGTTGATATATAGAATGTCCCTTCTAGCTCCTCTCAATTTACTTGAGTCATCAGCACTAAAGAATTCGATAAAGCTGCCATTAGCGAATGTGTACTGCGATCTGCTTTTATTAAATCGGTCATCCATAAATCGGTTAGTAGTCTTCATGATTTTTAAGAAGTCTTTCAGTGCTCCTCTTCTTAAATGCGGATGGCTCTCTGCTACAACTGAGATTTCAAGACCGGACACCAGACAAGCCTTGTTGATCAATAT